ATGCTGTCATTTGCCTCAAACTGCAATCCCCAGTGAAGGTATGGAGCAGTTCTCTTGCCACTTCCAACTCCGATAGATACCGACTTGCGGAAAGGAACTGGTGGCTGGACGGCCTTTAGGAGTTCTGCGCTGTTTGAACCGACAGTGCCAAGGAAACCACTGCCCGATGTGACCAAGTGCCAGAGTCCACGGAAACCTGCTGGGAGTGCAGATGCAGGTACTTCCTTGTTCATCACATCATCGGCAATCTCAACCCTGATGTAGCTTGATACGTTGGGATAGAGACCTTCCATTGCAAGCTTCTGAGATCCAACGGCACGATCAAAGTCAAAGTAGACCTTCATGTCACCGATCACCTTGCCGAAGAATCTAGGATTGTTCGGATTGATGCTCAGTCCAACAAAGCTCTCAAGAACGATCTGATTGTCATCTGTGTCATCGAACTCACGAACGAATAGGTCGAATGTGCCATACTCGGAAGTTGGGTCAGTGGAAGGTGTAATGTTCCTTATGGAGATCTTGACCTTTGTGTTGGCGTAAGCGCCGTCATCACGTGTGTGAACCTTGAAGAGGTTGACACCTGTTGGGTCACCAAAGCGCTGGGAGATTACCCATGGTGAGAAGGCAGTCTGGAACCTGTCCTCAAAACCCTCATAGTTGGGAACTACAGCAGTTCCTGAGTTATGGCTCTCAGCGGACTTTAGTACGAATGCAATTTCCTGCTTTGTGCTATTGCCTGCCCAGGGTCCCATATTCAGGTTTGAACCTGTTGGAACTGCATACTGTGAGTACACATCGTATGCCGTATAGAGATAGTGACCTGCCTCTTCAATGCGAGTCGGATCAGTGTTGAAGAGGGTGGCAAAGTAGTTTGCAGCACTTGGATCGAAGCTTGCAGAAACGGTGTTTCCGAAAGCATCATTTGCCTTGTGTCCTGAGAGGAAGAGGACGAACTCCTGCTTACCAGACGAGATGTCAAGGGTTCCAGTTGTGAAGCCAACCTTGTTGGCGGGTGCACTTGAGATGCTCAGGTTGTTGGTGTAACCAGCCTCAGCAACTGATGCCGAGAGTGTTGGTATGACACCAGATGGTACCATGAGGACGCCCCTGATGATAGGGGCTGCCTTGGCTGAGGCCTGGATTCCTGCATCAGACAGATAGGTTGAACCTGCCGATTCGGACATGAAGCAGCCGAGGAAGTAAGTCCTTCCAGGCGTATTGTGACCCCATGAGTAAACGTTGGAGCCAATGTCGCCTGTTGACTGCACAATTTTGTCACCGACCACAAAACCTGAGTTTGTGACCTTTCCTGCATTAATGCCGCCCGCGGTCCTTGCCTTGCCATCTCCTACACCAAGCACCCTGAGGTAAGTTCCTGCGTTGGCATTCTTTAGCCACTCGTAAAGTGCTAGTGGTCCAAACTGGCCACTTGCAGAATCGAACTTATTCACAAAGTCCTGGTAGTTTGCAACCGTCACGGGGACGAATGCAGGTCCACGGTTCGCGGTGCCGATCACACCGGCTGGCGTTCCGGTGGGCGTCACTGATGTCGGTCCGGAGAGGTCAATCTCCCTTGTGCCTACACCAGCGCTCTTGAAAGTGAGTTCAGCCATTTGTCAAGCTCCTGTCTCTTGTAACTATCACTCAAACTGCACACCGGAGTTCGTTATGACGAAGTCTATTGAGATGAACTCAACAGCCCTGGTCGGAACGACCACGATCCTGCCGTTGACCCTGTTGTTTTCAACATCGGTCTGCGTATTGTTTGTATCATCCATGATCACGCGGAACTTCTCGATACCGGCCTGTGCCTGGATGAGGGCTAGCCTCGGCGTTACCTGATTGACGAACCTTGCCCTGGTGGCAGGTGTGTTCTGTTCAAACAGAATGCCGTTGGCAATATCTGTCACTGTGCGCTTCACTTCGATCATCAGGCGGCGGACATTCACTCTGTCAAGTGCGGACTTGGCAAGCTGAAGTGTCTTCTGTCCGAAGATGACGAAACCACCCGTTGGGAAGACAGCGATCGGATTGATCCTGCCTGAGTAGAGTGTGTCCCTGTCACCTGAGTTCAGGCGAACCTTGACGTTTGCAACGAAGTCCAGGGCACCACGATTGAAGCCAGCCGGCGCGAACCATGGGTACGTGACCTTATCGTTGAATGCCATTGCACCGAGAGCGGCAACCGAGGAAGGAACTATGACCCTCCTGCCGTTGACTTCATCGTTGACCTGAACGTCTGGGAAGTACGTTGCGGCGTAATTGTTGTCAATTGCCCTGCCGATGAATGTCTCTGATGTGTACCTGACACTTGGCTTTGTCGTAGTTCCATCCCAAAGTCTGTAGCCATTATCATCGTAAGAGGGAATGTCCATGACGTACATTGCCAAGCTATTGTTGCGAGCCTTATCGGCGGCATAGTTCGATACAAGTGCGTCCCTTATGCCTGGGATTGCAAACACGTTGACGTTGGTCGTGAACTCATCGGTCATAATGTCAACCGCCGCCTTGTAAGAGGCGACAATGTTATTGTCATTTCCGATGCCTGCGGCATTTGCCTGAAGGCCGGCCTCTACAGCACCGAGTGCCTTTCCGTTTCCACCGTTGGCAGTCGATGAGGTCTCAGTTGAAGATGCCCTGTCATTCATCAGCCTGTTGTCCTTGTCGAGGATGTTCAGGCCGTCGAAGCCACCGTAGAAGATGTTGGTGAACTTCATGTAGGGTGTGAACCTATTGAAGACCACAGAGGACGAGTGGATGAGAGTTGCCATCGTTACGCGGTTGGTGGCGCTGCCGTAGACTATCCTGTAGTCTGAGGCATCGTTGATTCCATCGCGTACGTAAGCGGCTTCCCTCATGTGTGCATCGGAAGTTCCTGTGACGTCTGTGAATGTCTGGTTCGAGAGGGCGACCCTTGCAAGCGTGAACTTGTTTGCATTGAGCACGTCCGCTGCGGATCCCGTCACAAGGACATCCTGCTGTGCAATACCCTGGAACTTGGTGTATGCCGCCACGATGGGGTTCTGCATCACGCCGAGGTTTGCGTTGAGAATGGCATTTGAAACCGATCCTGTGAGGGGTACGGATGTTCCCATCACGCCCCAGTAGAACCTTGAATCTGCCCTCTCATTGACACCAGGTGAACCAATATTTCCGTCCGTGGTGCTCATCTCACCCCTCGTCACCTTGAATCGAAGCGGAAGGGGCGGAATGAGTGAACGCTTCATGTCAGTGGTTGCACCCCTTCCATGCAGCCTTGTTCCAGCAAAGAATGTCTTGCCATCGAAGGTGAGGTTACCACCACCATCGAAGAGCGAGTCGTTAGTCTTCAGGGCAGGAATACCGTGGAAGCCGAAGGGGAGAGCATCAGATGGGACCTCACCTGTCTCGACAGCCGGGTTCATGACCACCCTGATGCTTGGGCTGCGGTTTGGATACTTTCCTGTGATGACCAGCCTACGCTCGTCACCATCATCAGCGTCAAAGTTGTAGTAGACCTTCTTGTCACCAATCACCCTGGCGATGTAATTGTCTGCCTTTGGATTGAGTGTGAGGCCTGGGTAAGCTTCTACAATCTCCGTCTGGATGTCGTCATCGAGGAAACGCCTTACCTGGATGTCAAATGTTCCGTATAGGTTTGACTTGTCAGTTGAAGCATTGACATTAGCAACAGAGATCTTTACCTTGTCGTTGCCCCATGCACCGTCAGAGATCGTCTCGAAGTGGAAGAGATCGTACTCCATCTTGCCGAATGGCTGGGAGATGAAGGCTGTGGTGCGAGGTGTGGTGTAGCGCGTGTCGTACCTACCAAACTTGGTATTGAAAGCACCGGAACCTGATAGGATACCGATCGTTTCTGTGGTACCACTCTTCCTAACAGGTGAGACCTCCTGGTCGACTGAGAAGTCGAGGTAGAGGAGGTGCTTCTTCTCGGAGAAGAGGTCAGGATCCGTGTTAAGGACCTTTGAGATGTAAGCATCGTCATTTGGATCGAGGGATGCCGTGAGAATCCTGACGCCTACGAAGCCATCAGTGACGTTTGTAGCAAAGTCCGCATTTGAAGACGAGATTACAATCTTGAACTTTCTTGATGTCGATGGGCTTGATGAATCCTCATCAGAGATGTAAGCGGTGTCATCCATCGTGGAACTATAAGTTCCTGCAAATGGCATCACCTGCACACGAGATCCTGAGGCTGCAAATGTTACGGCTCTCACAAGGTCAACCTGTGTGGATCCACCATATGACACATCAAAGCTTGGGTTGTCAGTGAAGATAGGCAGGCCGTTCTCTGCACTTGGAGATGATGCTGAGATGTAGTGCTGGGCAACTATGAACTGGACAGAACTGTCGGTCCATGGATGTCCAACATTGTCACCACCAGAGAAGTTAGTCTTTGTGAACACGTTTAAAGCAAGTGCACTAACTGGTGTGATTGTTGTATTACCTGCATCACCTGCGGTTGACTGTGTAAGCGTGAGGACACCCAGTGCAATTGCAACAGTGATTTTCCCATTGTGGCCTGTGGCACCCTCAATTGCATTCTTGGTTTCTGTCGCTATTGTTGTAACAGATGACAATCCCTGGACTTGAACGACAATTCGGTTAGAACCCAGATCTGTGCCTGTGGGATTTGCACCTGTGTTATCAAACACGTAATTGCGAGTCGTGCCATCTGTCGAAACGATCGTATATTCGCCTGTGTTATAATCGGCGGGTGTTACAGAAACATGTGTTAGTGATGCAACGGCTGTATTGGCAGGATCTGTTGGATTACCAGGCGTGATCTTGAAGCCTGCATTCTTGACAGTGCCATTAGCCAAAGTGTCGGCTATGTCTGCCAGTGAGCTGTTTGCTCCGGCCCCAAGTGTACGAATGTAGGTGAGTGCTCCCTTGTGCTTGAGCCACTCGCGTGCCGCATATGGTGCTGCGATGTCAGGGTCGAGGCCTCCGAACTTTGATGTGAAGTCCGTGAAGTTGCCCACCGTGACGGGCACGAATGCCGGACCCTTCTCAGCGGGACCGATGAGTCCAGCAGGGGTTCCCTGCGGTCCGGCTGCGCCGGCAATAAGCTCGATCTCCTGCTCGAAGAATCCCGGCGAGAGGAATGTCTGTTCGGCCATTAGAATCTCCTGATTTCAGTGACGTTCATAACTATTCTTTCACGGGACGAGATTCATCCGTTTCTTTTTACGTTGATCAATTGGTCAATAACGATGACTTCTTCGCCCTTCGATGGAACACTTTCCACGACTGTTACCTGGACTGTTCCTTCCTTTCCTGTGTATGGATCGACTTCATAGGTCTTCACAAACTGCCTCTTCCTGAGTTGCTGCTGGTTTCCTACAGCAGATGACTCGTTCTTACTGCTGAGTTTGCCATTCGTCAACTCTTCGGCCCTTAGAATGGGGTCGACGCCTATCTCTCCTACGACTAGTGGATCTTCAACACGCATTATATCATTCAGTATGTAACCACCTGGACCGCCGGTTGGTATTGTGCTACCCACATTTGTTGTAGATTCTTCACCAGAGAACGTCACCTGTGGAGCAGAAAGATACTTCCTCGTACCGTTTGAGGAACCTGGGAACTTTGGAAGAATGAGGTAACCAGGAACCTCAGCCGTGAGTGTGATCTTGATAAGCCTCTCTGAGTCGGAGGAGTCGGAGAAGTTATTATCCTGACTCACCGATGGGTCAAAGTAAGCAACGAACCAGTAGCCCTTCTTTGAGGTTATCTTGATCGTCTTGTTGCCGGGCTGGATGTAGGCTCCCATTATGGCAGAGAGAAAGTCGTTCGACTGCTGGACATACTGGCACCACAGTGTCACTTCGTACTTTAGAGTGAAGTACTTCGGTGATGGAATAACAAAGATCTCGTAGATGTTGGGTCCCAGGTCATTGATGAGACTCCTGCCTGTTGCAGCATAGTAGTCCTTTGCCCTAGCACCGTCGCCTGTCTTTGAGTTTTGTGCATTCCTAAAATTGCCAGCGTTGATCATGTTCTGGTAGACCGGGTCTTGCTTTGAGACCCTCTTCCTCACGACGGTTTCATTGATGTGACCGTATCCCGTGTGCTTTGATGAATCCTGCTCGATTCCGGACCTCGTAATCGATATGATAGGCAGGATGAGCGCTCCATTCTTGTCTCGAAACGGTTCACGTTTTGAAGCAACTGAAAAACGTTCACCAGTAGCGAATATGACAGGAATCCTGCGCTGTTCGGCCGACTCCTTTGTCACCCTGTAGAAGAGTGGTAGGACCTCATTGAATAGGTCAAAGAACGCTCGATCAACATCCTCGGGGCCGCAGGAAGGTATTGCAAAGTCATCAGCAGCGGGGCCTTCGTAGCCTGACTGGAAGGTTCCCTGGTTTATCCTCGATTTATCGTACCTCGTGGCCATATTAGCTATCATCCCCATAGAACGATGAACTCACGCCATCACGCAGTACATTCTGTGGACCTCCAATTGGACTGTCCAAGGTTCCATTTTGCACCAACTGGCGGACATCGTTGGTTGGACCTGCTGCGTTCTCTTCGAATCCCCTCTGCTGGTTGAACTCTTCTTGAACTGAGCCTGGGTCGGTGTACTTCTCGTCTGTTGGGCCGACGGGTTTCTTGTCGATGAGCCCCTTCCTGGCGTACTGTCCTATGAGCTTGTAACCGGTCACGTGTTCTACTTGACCGAATATCTTTGAGATAGGAATGTCCTGTGAAATCTCATAGAAGGATGACCCGTAGGAAAAGTAGTCGCCCACCCTCACTATGATGTTCTTGTCAAGGAGATCACGATAGTGAACTGAGACAGTCACTGTGTTGGTCAGGTCCACACCGAAGTTGGTGGTTCTCATTTGAGCTTCACCCCACTCGACCAAGGCATCAATCTCAATAGGCGGGTCAAAGACCTTTTCTGTAGCCTCACGATAGACATCGTGAGTGTTAGAGAGTTCTTCCCTTATCCTGTAGTAGTAGATTTTCTGGCCTGCAACATCCTTGATGACCTCTTTCGTGAGGTCAGAGATGAGATCAAGCTCTCTTGGCGTGATGAACAGCCTTGCCATGATTCACCTCAACCGACGGTGATGGCCTTACCGATGGGAATCGGTATGGCCCTGAGTGTCTTCTGTAGATTGTCGACCTGTGCTGCCTGGCTCTCGACAAGCTTATCATAAGTGAGAGTGTCAAGGAGCTCTCGAAGTTCCGTTCTAAGCTTGTCCTTCTCCTCTCTGCCCTGTGAAACAAGATCGCTTCCATTGAGCTGTACCTCGCCACCGGGAATTGGAACACTGCCAAACTTAGACCGGACCAACCCCAGTACCTCCTTGCAGAGTGCAAGCGTGTACTGTCTCGTCCACTGCCTGCCTATCGAGTTGATCTTTGAGTAGGTAAGGTTCCCAAAAGGAAGGTTCTGTATGCCATTGACGCCGTAGCTTGCTGGATCGTTGAAGGCCGGGAAGTACGGATCGTTCTCGAATCCGACCCTGACCCATACGCGTGGGTTGATACTGTCTACTGTCACCGGCTTTGGAAACAGTCGCAAATTTCTTCCAATCACCTGGTAAGAGTAGTTTGACCTTCTTACCTGGTTTGAGATCTTCATCTGTCCACCCCTGAGTACATCCTCGAAGACAGGTAGGACATAAAAGACGGTCTCCGGTGTGAAAGACTCAAAACTGAACTCGTTGTTCAGATAGTTGATGGCGGAAGTCGTGTCAAAGAACCTGTAAGCTGCCTGGGGTGAGAAGTGCATCACCTCAAAGATTCTCATCTTTCCCCTGCTGGGGTTCAACGAGGAAGAAACTATAGGAACGTTGTTACCGTCGACAAGGTCTGTGTACAGGTCATAGTCCTGCTTTCCAAGCTCTAACTTAATCGAACCAGAAACCGTATTGTACGAACCACCCAGGCCTGCATGCGTGATGTATGGGCTTGCCATTCGTAGGGCAAACTCAAGAGTCTGGGTTGGGAACCTGTTCTCACCACCCGTAAGGGAACCCGTTGATGTTCCCATCAGGTTCGAGAGCTGTGATTTTGCCTGTATCTGGTTGACTATTGCACCATACTCGCAGAACGCCTCCTCGAAACATGCCCACACCTGCTTTGAAGTTAGTTCAACAGATAGGACATCGTCTCCAAGACGCCTCTTCACGAACGTAACAATTGAGTCCGCCTCGGTTTGAAATTCCGAGTCGGAGTCAAAGAAACCGAAGGGTGTTGGTGCTAGCGTGGTTACAAAGCTCGCCATCTTATCTCCCCATCCTAACTATTGAGGACGGGGAGATTTTTACGATAAGGCTCAACCCTTTGTGAGACCTGCAAGCCTGAGCCACCGCTCCATGACAAGATTATCATCACTTGTCTTTCCCTCTTTTGCGACAAACCTCGGCTTAAAGTTAACCTTGCCAGTTTTGATCGCATCAATTTGGGTTGGAATTGGGTAGGTTGCCCTATCGAACTGTGGCATGTCAACACGTGGTGGGGAGCCTTCGGCAGGCTGATTCATCATTGCCAGATTTTTGCCGAAGTGTGAAGCTACCTTCTCACGGACATTTGCAAGTTCCTTCTCAATCTTAGACTTGTCATTGCTGTCCTGTGCCTTGACGTAAGCATCACAGGAAGAAGAATCAACACCAACTTTACTAGCAAGTTCTGGTTCTAGACATAGCTCAGTGATATAGTCCTCACTCAGGATCTTCCCATCCTCAACGGGTGTTCCAACTGACTCGAGGATGTCTGCCTTGATCTGTTCACCTGTCTTTCCAAGGATGTTCTTCCCACCGGCCTTTGCATCAGGCACCTGACCTGAGGGTATTGCCGCGGCAATTGAGATCTGAGAGAACGCTAACTTCTCAGACGGACTGCCTGAAATCTTTATGTCGTAGGCGGCAATCTTTGCATCAGGCCCTGCCGCAGCGAGCGCCTGTGACCACCTGTGGTGACCATCGAGGATGATATTGTCACTGACAATTATCTTGTTGTTGTCTGCTGGTCCGATGACGATGGTTCCGCCGCTCACAACCTTCCGAAGCTTTTCGATGCTTGAGAGTGGATAGCCGACAGACTTGCCAAGCTCAATCTCATTTTGTGTTGGAACAAGAGGACCAAGAGTCTTGGCAGTAGACTTTACAGAGACCTTCTCGTCAACCTTGTTTCCATCTGCCTGTCCCTTAGCAAGAAATGCCCTGACCTTCGGGTCAGAACCCGGCCCGTTCAGCCATTTCTTCATTGCACCTGGGCCCACATCAAGGTCTGGCATGTCCTTGAGAACCTCGGCTGCGGCCTCGGCATCTCCTGCGGCCTCAAAGAGCAGGCTTGAAAGTGTATGCCTTCTTGTAGTTGTCGGCTTACTGCCTTCAAACAGAAGTGCCGAAAGTGACTTTCCTGAATTTCTCATTTGTGAGACTCCTTGGCAATTAACTATACATGGCAATTGGCAAAAACAAGCGCGGCCACCCTTTCGGGTGGCCGCGACTAGTTTGCCCTAGGGCTAGAACATCAGATGATGTTCATGTCGAGGCAGGTCACGGTGCCGTAGAAGTCCGAGCGGACCATCTTCTTGCCGTAACGAGTCATCACGCCCTTACGAGGAGTGAAGTCCTCTGGAGCAAAGATTGTCGGGGTGACAATCAGTGGGACGTAAGGAGCATACACATAGCCGGTCTCAAGGTATGAACCACCCTTGAAGCCGACGAGGACCTTGTTCCTGGGGAAGTAGGGGTCCTTGTAGACTGTGAAGCGGTTGCTCAGGGTACCGATCTTCTCTGCACCGATCTGGAAGGGTGCTGCGACCTGGCCGCTGCCGTCCACCGAGTAGGCGGGGCGGTAGAGGATTGAGGCCTCGAGGATGGTTGCCACATCGGGGCTGACCACGATGAAGTTGGCGGAACCACGCAGTGTCTTCCTGTGGATCTCGTTGGCGACGTCGATGACGGTCTCAACGAAGGTCTCGTACCACTCACGGACTGTACCGGTGAAGTTGGGGCCGGGCTGGGTGCTGGAGCTACGGCTGATCTCGGTGCCGTTCGTCTTGTTGACGAAGCGACCGGGTGAACGTGACCAGTAGTAGTTTGCACCAGAGGCCTGGGTGAGCAGGTCGTTGAGGATCTCACGGTCGAGCTCGAGGGCGATCTGCTCGGAGAGGATCTGGGTGAGCTCCACCTCAGCGTCGAGGCTGTGGTAAGCGTTCAGGTCCTGGGCGAGCTCAGGTGACCAACGAGCGCGGAGCTTGCGGGTCTGAGCTACGACCGAGATGCTCTCGATCTTGATGTCGATCTCTGGGATTGCAGGTGAGGGGTCAACCTCGAAGTTCGACTCGAAGGTCGGAATGACGAGGGTTGAACCGTCGGATGCCGCGCTGAACGTGGAGGACTGGACCCAGGAGAGTCCAAGCTTGCCGTGGTCGGCCTGCTCAACAACAGATGCAGAGACAACAAGCTTGACGACTGCGCCTGTTGCATTGATGTCAACCAGCGGGTTGGGTGTGAACACGCCACCGGAGTAGGTTCCGAGTTCGTTGAGGCGACGGAGGTTAAGGATGTTCAGACCGCCCTGGAATGTCTCACCGAATGGCTTGAGGTTGGATGTCTGTCCAAGCACATTGTACAGTGCCACATCCTTGATCATCGTTGCATCCGCACCTGAGAGTGAGGAGGCCTTGACGAACACGAACATGAACTGACCGGCGCCGGCTGGTGAACCTGCACTGAGGTTGCTCTCGATGAGGCTGGTCACCTGAGGATCGAATCCGAGGAAACGACCGTCTGAGCCGGTAGCAAACACTGTCCTACCATCAGTTGCGGCTAGGGTGCTTCCACCACGGAAGGCGCCTGATGCAACAATGTTGGTGTCAGTGTAGGCATTGAGGCGTCCATCGGTGTGGATGCGGCTGAAGCCGGAACCTGCCAGGTCGTACTGGCCACCGGTTGCAAGTGATCCGCTCTGGATGCCCTTGCCGGTGGGGTTCTGGTAGATCGAGGCGCCAGTGACGTAGGTTGCAGCCTGTGAGTTGGTGGTGCCATCAATGCCTGTGCCTGCACCGCGGTTTGAGCCGTAGGTGTAGTCCAGGTAGAAAAGAAGGCCGGAGGGGAGGCTCATGGGCTGGATGGAGACGAGGTCGTTGGCCACGAGACCGCCGAACACCCTACGAACGATGGGGAAGGCGATGTTGGTGAAACCACGGATGTCGCCGGAGCTTGAGGTTGAGCCGCCGCCGCCGCCGAGGCTGTTGGCCTCCTTGAGGACCTGGGCTGTCTGGTTCTCGAGAAGGCGGGCCATGTTCTCCTTGTTGACTCCATCGAGTCCACGGAGGAGACCAGTGCGATTCCACTTCTCCATGAGGCGACGGTTCTCCGTGCCAAGGTGACGCTCGCGGATTCCCTCGGCGAGCTGGTTAAGACTGAACTGTGACATTTGAAACTCCTATTTGTTCGAATAAACGAAACTAGACGATTACTTGCTGATACCTGCGAGGATTGCCCAGCGATCTGTCTCACCGACGGACTCGTTCAGCGTGCCTGCTGAACCCGTTGGCCTGGAGGAACCGCCTGCGATCCTTGTCGCACCCTCAGACATTGTCTTCTTTCCAGCGAGGCTCTCAGTGAGGCTCGTGTAGAGAAGCTTGGCCTCTCTCAGCGTCTTGGCCGAGTCGAGTGCCTCCACGACGGCACGAAGCTGCTTGTCATTCAGACCCCTGTTCTGCATAAGCTTATTGACATATAGAAGCTTAGCATTGAAGAGCTTCTGCTCTGCAAGCTGGCCGTTTAGTGCCCTAACGGCCTTGGCAGCCTCTGCGAGGCGTGCCGTGAGAGCCCGATTCTTGCGGGCCTCCTGAACTGCTGCAAGACGGAAACGGCGAGCCTCCTTGACGGCCTCCTCCTTCTCCTTCTTCTCCTTCTTGGCCTTGGGGCCATCGGACTCCTTCACGTTGGCATTGAGCTCAGCGGGGTCCTCGAAAGCATCACCATGGTCATCGGCATTGGCGAAGGAACCGACCATTGGGTCGACGCTCTC